AAATTACTAGTGTATCTTAAAGATTATGGATATACAGGGTTTGACGAATTACAATCAGCATTTCATTCTACACCCGAATCGTATACTAGAGGTTGGGTACATGATGACGATCCCAAGTTAAATGTTGCTGGAGTAGTTTATTTAAACAAAGAAGCTGCAATGGGCACAGGCACTACTATATACGAAGATAAAAATGATTTTGATGGTAGCAAATACGCTCAAGCATTTATGGAAGATGTACTTGATGTTTCAGCAGAAGAAAAACAAAAGTTTAATAAATTACGAGAACAACAAGTAGCAGAATTTAAAAAAACAATAACAATGGAAAGTGTATTCAATCGTTGTATTATATTTGATACAAGGAACTGGCACAGTCCAGAGAACTTTTATGGCACCACAGTTGAAGATGCAAGACTAACCCAGGTGTTTTTTGCGAGGGCAATATGATTAAACACATTACACAGCCTATGAAAGTTATTGACAACTTTTTTGAACAACCTCAATTAGTAGTTAAACATGCTATTAAGCAAGAGTATGTTGATCAAGATAATTCATTGTTTTTAGGTACACGTTCAACAACTTTAGATATGATTGATATTGATATGTTTGAAGGCTTACTCGGAAAGTTAATTAATCATGTTGTAGGAAAAGACTTGTTTACATTTTTACATTGTGAATATCAAAAAATAAACAAAGAATCCGTTGATCAAATTAAAGTAATAGGACCTTCGTTTAATATAGCAGGCACTATATTTTTAACAACTGATCATATACCCTATAGTGGAATAAAATTTTATGATAGTGTTATGCATAATGAAACTATGTCTGTGGAAAACATGTTTAACAGATGTGTACTTTGGGATCCTCAAGTACCTTATAAAATATCAAACTTTGCAGACAATACATTAATGCTAACATTTTATGGCACAACATTACAAAGGTATCCAGGATGAATAACGATATTATAGTAATTGACAATGTTATTCCAAAAGATTATTCTGATCATATTAAAAATTTAATGACAGGATGGGAGTTTGGTTGGGTGTTTAATCAAACAATGGTATCACCCGATGCAGAACTACAGGGCGAAAGTAATCATGCAGGATTTAATCACTTCTTTTATGAAAACCAACAAGCTGCTAGTCAACACTTTAACTTCTTATATCCGCTTGTTTTAAGCGTTACTAGTGCGTCTAAGACGCCGTATAACAGGCTTATACGTATGCGGGCTAACTTGACCCTACCTAATAAAACAAGCACGTTAGACCACCATATGCCGCACATAGATAGCTTCTTTGAGCATTGGAATGCAATTTACTATGTCAACGATAGTGACGGTGACACAGTTATCTTTAATGAAACAAACGATGATTACGATGCAGGCAAAGATGATATTATGCGTATTCAATCAAATAAGTTTACAGTTAAACAACGCATTGAACCTAAGCAAGGTAGAGTAGTTGTGTTTCCAGGCAAGTATTATCATAGTAGTAGCTTTGCTAAAGATTCAAATTATAGATGTGTTATTAACATGAATTTAGATAGGGTACAGCTAACATGAGCGAATACTACTTACATGAAAGTCAATATATAATTGATAATAAGACTCAGATTTTCGATCATTTAGATAATGCACACAGGAATTTTCATAAACTATTTCCATCTAGCAACGACTCAACTTGGTCATACAATTTATATAATGTATTTGCATTAACTGCTCCTTCAACAATTTTTCACGGCATCTATAAAGAACTAGGAACATTTGTTAAAAGTCATTTAGGTAACGAACGACCATTATGGATACAAGCGTGGCTGAACTATCATAAGCATGACGAGTGTTTAACACGCCACGGTCATGAATTTGATTACCACGGGTACATTAGTATTGACCCAAAGAAAACAAATACTGTTTTTGATAATTGGACAATTGAAAACAAGCCAGGCCAAATATACTTTGGTCCTGGCAATGCAATGCATGAAGTTCAAGTGTTAGAACCGTATGAAGGATATCGTACAACTATAGGATTTGACGTACACACTATACCAAATAGTCCTTTGTATAGAAACTACGAAGAACGTCCGTTTGGAAATATGGGGTTAATGCCATTACTATGATTGAAGATTATAAAATTATTAAAGGCGCAGTATCAAAAGAACTTTGCGATTTTCTAGCATTAGAATATGAAATGATGGAAAAAGTTTGCAACGTATTGTATTCTGGTGCTGACTTGTCTGATCTTTGTGAAAACACTTTTGCAAGATACGCTCCGTTAATGTTTGAAACATTAATGGTAAAACTAAATCCTTTGGTTGCAAAAGAATGGGGCAGTGAGTTAGTACCAGTATACTCTTATGCTAGAATATACTATAAAGGTTCTGAGTTACAAAAACACTTTGATCGTCAAAGTTCAGAAGTATCAGTATCAGTAGCTATATCAAAAGAAGATATTACTTGGCCGTTTTACATTAAAAACAAAGAAGGTACTGTACACGAAATTAATTTAGAAGTTGGTGATATTGTAATTTATAGTGGACGTAGACACGAACACTGGAGAGATCCATACAAAGGTAATAAAGTAATTCAAGCATTTTTACAATATGTCAATCCCACAGGTCCGTATGCACATTTAAAATGGGATACGAAACCTGCACTAGGGTTGCCTGCTGAGTACGTTCGTCAAGAAATAAAAGACGAAGTACAGAGCGTTAAAGATATGCTGGGGTTTAAGCGATAACTAGTCGCTAACTTTTGTAGGCCCAGCAACGATTCTAGCTGGTGTGTGACGCTCTTCAAAGATTTTTGCTGCTTCTTCTTTGTTTTTTGCTTCACATGTATCTTGAGTAATTGGCGATTTGCCAGCTTCTACTCTAATAATCATTTTGTAAGTTGCCATAATATAACTCCTATATCTTTATTTATCAATATTCTGCACCCATTCGTCGATTGTCCAGAATGGAGCTACAAGTTCTTTGTAGCGGTTTACGTTAGTATTTAGCACTTGTTTGCCAATATCTAATTTATCTGCAAATGCGTGTGTAAAGTATGTACTATCAAATATATCTAATCCTTGGATAACTTGCATCCATGCAGCCGGCGAGTAACCGTTAAAAACTGGCTCAACAGGCGAGTGGCCTTTCCAAAACATTTCCCATTGTTCTAATTTTTGTTTTAGAGATTCTGGAATACGCTCTTGGTCGTGCATATGACTTAACCAAAAGTCTGTGTCGCTTCGGTTTCCTCTAAAATGTAGTGCAATGAAATCTTTAATATCGTCATATACAATTGATATTCTATGATTAAATCGTTCTTGGAATGCAGTATGATCCCTTCTATTGGGGTCCCATAAGTCTTGTAATGCAAATAAACTTTCACAAATGACTGCAATGCCGTTTGCTTCTAATGGCTCTAAAAACCCACTACTAAGACCAATTGCTATAACATTTTTATTCCAACTTGTATCCATAACACTTGGTGTATACGTAAATGATGCAACTGGCTCAATATGATCTCCACATACACTACGTGCTTCTTCTAGTGCTTGATCAGGTGTTAAGTAGTTTGGATCAAATATGTATCCGTTTCCTGATCTATGTTGTAAATTAATATTCCAGCGCCACCCGTATTTCATTGCAGTTGCATTAGTAGTTGGTGAATATTTTGGTTCGTCCCACCACGCAATTACTGACCTATGTGTAAAGTAATTAGAATAGTCATGCTCTTTAGTTTTTAGTTTTTTACCAATAAGCAGTCTTGCAAATCCAGAACAATCTATAAACCATTCTGCATTAATTTCTCGGTTGTCATCTAACACTAATGATGTTAAGTTACCATTGCTATCTTGTGTTGCATCAACATATGTGCCTTCTGTTAAATTAATATTACGTTGTAATGCAATAGATTTTAAATACGCTGCTGTTGCTCTACTTTCGTTATGCCACATTGGAATAATAGGCAATTCAGCTCTACTTGCACCAAAAGGAACTTTGTTTTCTTTAATAAAATAATTTGCGTAAAATGCATCTGCTAACGGAACATTGTTTCCTAGCAGAGTAGCTTGATATATATCTTTTTGTCTTTCGGCTACCATAATATTTTTTAATTGGCCAAGAGATACGTCTTTAACAGTTTTATTAGTATCAGTCCAGCCGTCTAACCAAGGTGCATAATCAGTTTGTAAACAATGTATGAATTCACTACCAACACCGCTCCAGTCTTTAAAGCTACCACCTAGCTTAGGAGTAGATTTTGTGTGTTTAACAAAGTCGTTAAAATCAATATCAAGCACATTTAACAGTTCAACAAATGTAGTAGTGCCGCTTTCGCCTGCAATGATAGGAGGTTTATTGGGATCTTCTACTACAGTAATCTGCATAGATGGAAACTTTTTTCTAACAACTAATGCAGTTAGCCAACCTGCAACGCCGCCACCAAGTATAACAAGATTAGAGGCTGATTGTGGTTTCAAGATATCTCTCCTTTAGTATGTTTAGTGCTTCTCTATGAGTATAAACTGTCCCTTCATTAGGACGGTCAGCAGTACCTTCATGTATAACTCTTGAAATCTGATCGTTGTGTACACTAGCAAAATTAGTGTTCCAAAAAGATTTAATAGATGCATAATCAAACATGTGTAAGCCGTGCATAACTTGTAACCAATTTAAAAAACTAAACATTGTCATAGGCTCTGCAAAATAGCTTGGACTTACAAATGTTTGCTTAAAGGTACCAAGAGTATCTTTATTGAAATCAGTTAGTTCAATATTTTGATTACACCACTTCCAAAACTCGCTGTCGTTTCTTTTAGTAACATAATGAATTTGAATAAAATCAATAATGTTAGTAGCAACTTTATTCATTCTGTTGTTAAATGTTTTTACTAATGCACTAGATGAATCTTTTCGATAGTATGCAAGTGATCCCACTAACAGAAACGTTTGCTGGATAGTTGATCCAATCGAACTTGCTTCTAATGGTTCTACAAACATAGCACTAAGACCTAATGACATACAGTTTTTAGTCCAAAATTCGTTAACATAACCAGCATTAAATTTTACATCTTTTCCAATTTCTAAATTTTTAATACCTAAAACGTTTTCGTAGTATTGTGATACTTCATCATATGCCTGCGTTTTATTAATAAAGTTATCGCTAAACACATATCCGTTACCGTATCTATCTTGTGTTGGAATTCTCCAAACCCATCCGCTACTTAATGCAGTTGCTTCTGTCCAAGAAGGTATGTCCTCAGTTCTAGCTGTTGGAAATGCAATAGCACTATTCATTGGTAATTGATGAGAACAGTCTATCCATTGTTGTCCGAGTTTAGACGAAATTACTCTATTAAAACCACTGCAATCTATAAAAAACTCGCTAGTATGTTTAGTACCTGTAGTATCAAGTAACGATTCTACATTACCTGTATTGTCTAAAATTACATCTTGTATGTCAACATCTAATACTTTAATATCTCGATTGCTGCATTCTTTAACAAGAAACTCGTTTAATTTGTGTGTATCAAAATGATACTGTGCTACTGTAGCATGTAATGGTTCAGCATGTAAACTATCTTGTGTACGTTTCCATGCAGTGTCTAAAGGGTCCCATTGTTCAGCAATCATTCTCATCCACGATACTGGCATTTCATTGTTTGGATCTAATGAACCGTATGCGGATGTTAAGCTATGAAAATAACTTTTATCATCACCATTCCAGTTAGTAAACTTAATACCAACTTTAAATGTGGCGCCTGTTTCTCTTACAAGTGTTGGCACATCAATACCGACATGCCCTAAAAAATGT